GGTGCAGTGACAGCGGATCTAGTTACTGACGCTAACGTGTACTATAGAAAACTAAGAATTAATAATTTAATGTAATCAACAACTTGGAACATTTTCTTAAACAGGTACATTAAGATACCGATCCAAAAACTAAAGGGGCGTCAAGCCCCTTTTCTTTTGTCTGCATTATGTATTATAATACTAAATATAGTGTACCTCGCGGAATTACCAGTTCCCAGGTACTCTAGTCAACCCAATTTAAAGGAGTCTATATGACCAGCGAAGATATTTATGAAAAACAGGTTTCCCAATTGAAGGAAATCAGACTAAATCCGAGAAGAATGCACCAATCTTATTTGAAGAAACATGGGCTTTTTTCATTAATAATGGACAAAACCAGTGAACCCGGTTGCATTAAGTGGAATATAAGAGACCGAATTGATTTTATTATTGGAAAGACCAAGAAAATTGAATGTTATTGTGGTAGTGGAATATATCTTAAGCCTAATCACGAGTTTTGTTCTATGATATGTGCGGTTAATAATCCCGAAAATATCAAAAAAATGTCTAAAATTCAGACTGAGAATGCCCAGGTCAGAATGGACAAAACTAGAAAAACGATACTTGAGCGTTATGGGGTTAAATGGAACAATGATATCCCAGGAATTAGGGAATCAAAACGTGAAAAGAGAGAAATCGGGCGTAATCAGGCAAGAATTGAAAGAATGTCTAATCTAGGCCTAGACCCAGTATTATACACTGACAGAGAATATTTGATTAAAATCCGGGATGATTGTACCTCATTAAGTGGATTAAGTGAAAAATACTTTAATGGTGCTAGCGTTGTACTAATTCAGAGACATTATAAAGCATTAGGGTTAGATACATACCCTAAATCAAGCTCTGTAGCAGAAAATGACCTTGATTGCTGGATCCGTAGTCTGGGTTTCGAAACTACACGTAATAGTAGAACAATTATATACCCAAAAGAAATTGATATTTTCATCCCCGAGAAAAATTTGGCTATAGAGTTTAATGGAATATATTGGCACTCCACCAAAAAATTAGACAATGCTAAAGATGGTCATGTTATAAAGACAGAAATGTCTATAGATTCTGGCATAAATTTAATCCATATATTTGAATCAGAATTGTTTCATAAGCCAGAGATTGTTAAATCCATTATTCATAACAAACTCGGTTTAAGCAATAAAATATATGCCAGAAAAACTACTGTTAAGGAAATTAAATCTACGGTAGCCAAAACCTTTTTCGAGGAGAATCATTTACAAGGTCATGCTATAGCCAAACATTATATTGGGTTGTTTTTAGGAAACGAGCTTGTCATGTGTATATCTATTGGAAAAAGTAGATTCGGCAAAGAATGTAATCTAGAATTAGTCCGCATGGCTAACAAACTGTATACAACCGTGGTAGGCGGTTTTTCAAAATTGTTAAAATATGTTAGAAAAGAAATTACAGTTGAACCAATTTTAACATACTGTGATAGAAAAATATCTAATGGAAAAACCTATGAAAAATTTGGTAGGTTTATACGTAAAACAGAACCAGGATACTCTTGGCACAGTTTTAACGGTTGGTTCTCACGGTATCAGACACAAAAACACAAATTAGAAAAATTAATACCAAAATTCTATGATGCAAACTCAACAGAAAAACAAATGATGGAGCGTGCTGGTTATTATCAACTATATGACTCAGGAAATCTAGTTTATATTTTAGACTAATTGGTCGAACCATCTACACCAATGGTATTATTGAGATTAAAAAGCACGAACACCCTGGAGAAGGTTGGTGGGAAGGTAGGAAACCTAGGTCCGATTCTCATTCTATTAACCATAGGCAAGCAACATCGGCAAAAAGAAAAGATACCTATGTCGTCAATGACGGTCAGACCAACATCTACCTAAAGAAGGGAAGCCCAATTCCAGAGGGTTATGTTCTAGGTATGGCCCCGAAGAAGAAACATTAATACTAAGTCAGATAATGAGTTGGACCATCAAATTCAATATACAGTTGTTGATTGTTGGCCTCAACAATATAATCAATTCTATACTTTTCAAGACGAAATTGTGGCGTAATCTTTGAATCTGGAAATAGGTATCCCAAGATTCCTTTGAGATTAGCTTCAGAAAGTTTGACAATGTTCATGATATTTTCTAGTGATATGTGTACATTATATCACACTAAAATGAACTAATACTTGTCTAAAGAACAAGTATTTTCTCACTATAAATCATATAATTTCTAAATACCACAACACCAATAAAGAACACTACATGGCAGCACTATCCCTATCAGAATTGAGAAAACGTCCCGGGAGGATAGAAACTTTAGTCTCTAAATTGAAACTAAAGGAACCGTTGCTGACTGTTTCTAATAAGAAGATAGTATGTGATGCCCTGATTGCTAATCAAGAACTGTACACCATTGATGATAGAAACTATGCTAAAGTGGTGGACATGATACGGAATTCCAAGATCAATAATAATGTCCAGCTGAGGGTACTTGGCGGGGGTCTAGTGAAACTGACTGAGTTGTTGAAGTCCGCAGACTTCGGTGGGGCTGGTGCTAGTGCCTCTGGGGCTACTAGGGGTAACAGAGGGGATATGGCAGAGGCTATATTTGCCTCGGCTATAGTTGCCAGATTTGTTCATAAGAATACCCCAGTCACATCTATTAGGGTACATGATATTCTCGATAAAATTCAATCAACTAAACAGCAACAAACTATAGCCTTCAAGAGCAAGAATGTCAATGATTCTATACAGGACGATGTAATCTTTATTCTGGGACTGGCTATTGCTAACCTAAAGGCTCTTCAAGATAAAGTTATTCGGGATTCTCTAGAGGATGTAGTACAGAGTTCAATTAAGTATGCCAATTCAAAAATAGTATCAGATTGGGCTAAACTATTATATGAGAATAATGTCTATAATCTCATTGAGGTAATAGCAGATGGTATTGGTGATCAGACTGGTACTAAGGTTGATGTCAGATTAAAGGTGGATTCCATACCCACGAATATTAATGTCTCACTTAAGGCTGGTGATGTTAAACAGTTTGGACAGGTCGGTGGCTCAGGATTTGATAAGCAAGAATATTTATGGGAAAAATTATGTGGTCTAAAGTTAACACATATTAAGAATGGATATGAGGAGTTAAGGGTCAATAAAAAACCCGAAAAGGCTCTTGAACTTGCATACAAAACAGCCGCGGATGAGTTTAATAGGAATTATAGATCAAAGAAAGATTCAATTCTAAATAGTTTCTCCGAGGGTATATTATTCTTTAGTACATTGCATGAGGAAAGTGTCACACTAGTTCAGTTAAACAAATCTGATGCCAAGATTTATAACTTCGGGAAGTTAAAGTCTATATTAACATCTGAAAATATAGAACTAGAGGCAGTTTATCATGGAACCAAAAGTTGGCCAGAATTTCATATTGTAGATAAAAAGAATCCTAATAACATCCTACTTGTAGTGAGAACTAAGGCCGAGAATAAATCTAATGGTGAAATTTACATTAGAAATTATGTTGAAAAGGGACCCCTAATGGGGAAATTAGTAGCAAAATATGCAGACTGATATGAAAACATTTAAAGAGTACATTAACGAAACCAGTTGCCGCGGCAACTATGTGGCAATCAATGCTCCAGATTTAGATTATGTCTGGAGAATGTTTGGTGTTCGACCACCTAAAACAGGTAGTTCACCGCCCAGAGGAGATTATCATTGTACACTAGTCTATTCTAAGGAATCAAATCTGGACCCTACAGATAGTCTAGAGAAGATTAATTCGGTTGGTGTGACATATCCTATTCTAGCTGGCATTACTCATTTCTCAGTATTAACCGATAGTGATACTGGAAAGGCTTGTCTGGTGGCTAATCTAAATGCCTCGGCTATTCATAAACTGCATGATGTATGTCGTGGTCTTGGTATGGGTCATTCATACACTGAGTACAGTCCACATATTACATTAAGGTACGGGATGGACCCAGATGAGGCTGAAGCATATGTTGAGGAATTGAATATGAGACCAGTTCAAGATTCCGGTGCTCACTTTGATGTCAGACTAGAGAAAATCCGGTCAGAACGTATTAACAATAATTACATCTGATGATAGTCGCCCGGCGCCCAAATGAAATCAACCCATTAAATCCCAATGGGTTTCTATTCTCTGTTCAAAAGTTACCAGAGGTGACATTCTTTGTTCAAGATGCAGAGTTACCGGCTATCTCAATTGGTACAGTAACTCAGGCTACACCGGTCCATGATATCAAGATTCCCGGTGAGACTGCCGAGTTTGATAACCTGACTATTACATTCCTAGTTGATGAGAAGTTTATTAACTGGAAGGTCATCTACGGCTGGCTGATTGGTTTAACATATCCAGAGGGACATGCAATCTATAGAGCATTCTTAGCAGCAGAAAGAAACTCCCAGAGTAGAACCGAGATTGCTAAGGGATACTCAGATGCCACACTAACCGTTCTTGATAGTGCCAATCATCCAGTACAGAGTATCAGATTTGTAGATTTATATCCCACTAGTCTATCCGCTTTGCAATTTAGTTCTCAGAATACCGATGTGCAGTACCTTAAGGCTACCGTCAACTTTGCCTATTCATTCTATAGGTTAGATATACCAGATCCAATTCCATTACCAAAACAATGGAGATGAACAAAGGGACCGAGTGGTCCCTTTTCTTTTAAGAGTAATCCCAGATTACATGATTAGGTAATCCTCTACCACCTAGACCAAGATGTAAAAATCGTGGGTGGATACCGATTCGAGTAATACCATGTTTTAATGCAAGTTGAACTAAACGGAACCTATCTGCCCCATTGTCGCAAGCAATATCGGCACACATTCCCTGGGTGTGTTCGCCGTTGCTATGCGTCTTCCTAGCCTCAACGGGGTGGGTAGGATGTCTAAATCCGCTTGTGACACGCATGGGTCGACCATGTTCTGTCCGAATAGCCTGCAGAACAACCATAAACTCATGGCGCATCTCATTTAATCCGGTATGGCGGCAGTTGAATTCAGCTTGGCTAAAGTTTGGGTATGTACCCCATCTTGCTAGTGTCATATCATCTCCTAAATAGTTTCATGGATAACTCTATTTAATACTATGATGACACTTGAACAACTTCGGAATGAATGGGCTATAGATTGTGACATTGATGATCTACACCTAGACAGGGCAGCAGGTAAATCCCCGCATTTACATTCAAAATATCTTAATGAACTGATTCAGGTCAAGTTAAAATTGACTAAAACAGTATTTGACCTTAACCAACTCAGAACTAAAAAGATCAAGTATTTCCGTGGAGAAATGACACGTGAAGAACTGCAGGAACTCGGCTGGGAACAATGGCAGTATAAAACCCTCAAGTCAGATATAGATCAATTGGTCGAATCTGATACTGATGTACAAACTATTCAAGCTAGGGTAGAGTTCCTAAGGGCAACTATATATTTCCTAGAATCTGTACTTAATGAAATTAAGACTCGTTCATTTCATATCAAGAACATAATTGAATTCCAGAAATGGCGCAGCGGGAATTAACTAAATTCATCCGATGTTATGACTAAAAACAATAAATTGGGAATAACTGGAAGAAGAGGGCTGGAGCATGATCAAATTTGTACAATATAATGAGACACACATGAAAGTATTGTGTGATGATCCCGGTGTAGCATTGGAGATTCAAGAGTTCTTTTCGTTTATGACCCCGGGTGCTAAATTCACGCCAAAGTTCAAGGCCAAGCTCTGGGACGGAATTATAAGATTGTACAATCTAAGAAACAAATGCCTTTATAAAGGATTATTACAGGTTGCTATTAAATTCTGTCGAGATAGGAACTATGAGTTCACTATTGACCCTAAGCTGAATTCAAAATCAGGTATAACTGAGGAAGAATGTACTCGGTTCATCGACAGTCTGGAGTTGGCTAGTAAAGGTAATCGGCTGGAGATTAGGGATTATCAATATGAAGCCGTGACAAAGATGCTAGAGACCAAACGGAATCTAGCAATAAGTCCCACATCATCTGGCAAGAGTATGATGATCTATGCCAAGATGAGATACCATCTTGATCGGTTAAATCATCGTGTTCTAATTGTTGTACCGACCACCATGCTAGTTGAGCAACTGTTTAGTGACTTTAAGGATTATTCAACTATTAACGGTTGGGATACAGAGAATAACATTCAGGTCCTCTATTCTGGTAAGGAAAGAGTATTCACCAAGAATGTAATGATCAGTACATGGCAGAGTTTACATGCCATGATTAAAGGTCAGCCAGATAGCTTCAGGGCTATAGCAGAAAATGTTGATGCTCTAATTTTAGATGAGAGTCATAGATATTCGGCATCTGTTGTTTTATCTACAATGGAAAAATTTACCCGAACAGAATGGAGAACAGGCACAACCGGAACAATAGATGGTTCGAAAATAAATGAACTATCCCTAGTAGGTCTAATGGGCCCGATCTATAGAGTCATCACGACAAAAGAATTGATGGATCGAGGTCAGGTCAGTAAACTAAAGATCAAAGCATTGTTATTAGAATACCCACCAGAAATAAGAAAAACAATGAAGGGTCTCAAGTACCAAGATGAGATTCAATTCCTAGTCTCTAATGCAGCTAGAAACAAGTTCATCGCCAATCTAGCCAAGGCTGCAACAGGTAATACACTAATTCTATTCAACTTTGTCTCAAGTCATGGTGCGGTACTATATGATCTGATTAAAGCCAAGCTAGGGGACACAGATAGGAAAATCCATTTTGTTCATGGTGGTACAGATATTGATGACCGAGAGCAAATTAGACTAATGGTTGAGAATGAATCAGATTCAATCATTATAGCAACATCTAGTCTATTTTCAACTGGTATTAATATGCCAAGCATTGAGAACATCATCTTTGCTATCCCATCTAAATCTACTATTAGAATTAGACAGAGTATTGGTCGTGGACTTAGATTAAAAAGTGGTAAAGAGTATTGTACTCTGTATGATATAGTGGATGATATCAGTTCTAAATCTTGGAAGAATACTACGCTTAATCACTTCCATGATAGAGTCTCAATATATGACTCTGAACAATTCGATTGGAATCTCACTAGAGTACCAATGGGTATGTTTCTCTAGTAATTCCATTTATCCGGCTTTATCTGCCACGTATAATTATTCTGGAGTGCTACTAAAAAATAAACCTCTAGAGATTCCTGATTTGGTTTCTCTAGAGGTTTCCTTGTTTGGTGTATCTTGTTTTGTTTCTCTTTCTGTTTCCTTGTTTTGTTCCAGAATATATACTCTAGAAACCTTAGAGGGATTCTAGAGGAGATTCTAGATAGAACTTTAGT